TGTGCAGTTCCTAAGTTTTGAATTCTAGCATTGAGTAACTCATTTTTGTTTAAATCAATGCTAACTAAAAATTTTCTTGCCATCTTTTTATCTCCTTTTTAGGACAGGTATGCTGTCCCCGAAAATGGCTGGGCCATTGTCAATGTTATTTGGTTAATACTATTATAGTCTATTCCAGTTTCTAACAAGTCTCCAGAACTTGACTTAACTGCTACGTTGGGGTGAAATTGCAAATTATGGTTAATAACTACAGAATATATGCCATTTACTGGTCCAGTAATCTGGCTCATTTCCCAAGAATACATATAAGATATTTGCTTGTCTAGTACAAAGCTGTTTTGTATATTCCAGGTATCTGTTGTTGCAGATTTAGGGCCCCAAAATCTTGTTGTCAGCAAATCAAAATAAAAGTCTCCTGGGACTCCAAGTGAATTTGCTGGATTTCCTTCTCCGCTTATTATTGTTCTTCCAGGGGAACCAGAAGCTCTTACTACTACTAGTGGATTATTTTCAGTTACAATTAGGCGGGTTGCCATTATAGTGTTACCGCCCTATTTAATGTTAAGTATCCTTCTAGAAGTCTAGTTACGTTAACACTTGGATCTATCAAAACCAAATCGTAAGCGGATTTTGGGTAAAAAAGCTTTTTAGTTCTTTCTGCTGAAATAGAAATTGAAAGTTTGCCAAGTGATGGGGTTATTGTAATTCCATCTTGCTCTGTTAAAGTAAATGCTAATTTTTTGCCACCTTGTGTATCTCTAACCTGCATTTTTGCTGTGTGGTGGTTTAATTGTATTGGATCATTGTCTTCATCAAGGTATTGTATTTCAAAAGTAAACGTTGCATTCTCGTCTACCTGAAAATTTTTTTGAGCTGCCATTTTTTTTACCCCTAAAAAGAAAATACCCTTACACTATTTTAGCATAAGGGCATTCCCAATTGACTAATAATTACTTGCTTGTAAATCCGAATTCTTTGTTGCTTGGACTTAAAGCCTTTAGGATTACTGGGGCAATTGCTGCCACTCCAGCTGCAATAAGATCCTTTGGATTTGTATTGCCAGTCATATATAGAGCTGTGGCTGCTGCCAAGAATGCTCTACCGTATGTTCCAATTGCTGCTAAAATTTGCTCTTGCATTGTTACTTTCCCATCTTTATTTAAATCAGCTTTATCAAATTTTTTGATAGCCATTTTATCATCTCCTCATGGGCGGGTTGCCCAAGAATTTTGGTTTTACCCAATACTATAATTCTACCATTAGGCAGATATATCTACAAGCTCGCAATTACCGTCTGAACTGCATGCAAGCGTTGCATTTGTAGAAGTTCCGTCCTCAGTCTCATAAAAAGAGAGGTCTTCCCATCTAATATTTTTAGGCATTTTTGATAAAAGAGCCTCATATTCATCCTTTGAAATTTCTTGGTATGGAGCTTGCTTATATGTATGCTCTGAGTGAGGCAAGAATGATATACCAGAAACTTCATCAAAGTTTTTATAAACCCAAGCTCCCACTTCCATCCATTCATCTTCTTTTACAGAAACTGTAATTGAAGGCTTATGCTCACACCAAGCACGTTGATATACAAGCCATATATTTAAATGATCAATTGCTGTTAAATCGTTTCTTACAATTGCACCTCCTGGTGCCTTTACTGGAAACGAAAATACATAAGTTTCGTTTGGCTTCATCACATCATCTTCAACTGGAATTCCAACTTCCTTTAAAAATGTTGAAATTGGATCTCCCTTTGAACCACGAACTGTACGAACGTAATATGGTGAATGCCAAGGGTGCATTCCTGAAGATACACCGACCAATTGAGATACTGTTCCAGAAGGCTTTACGCATGTAATTGCAGCAGACTCAGGAATTCCAATTTTACTAGACTCTTCTTGATTTGCTTCTCTTGCTTTTTCACGTAGTGTCATTAAAAATGCCTCTAGTGAAACTAAATCTTCTTTACCAGACATAAACTTATGTCCAAATTGTCCAGTCAAAGAAACTCCTAGAAGTCTTTCTTCTTCAGTGTTATCTTTCCAAATTTTACGAATATACTTAAAGTCTGTCAAAGTTGATTGCCAAGTTCCAAGAATAGTTGCTAGCTGTACTTTTCTTTCAATTTCTTTTTTGGTGTCATTTTCACGCAAAACAACTTCTGAAAGATTACAAAACTGATATGGGCGCAAAATAATTTCTGAACATGGATTTGTTCCATAATGAATATCTGGATCTCTACGACCATACTTAGCTGCTTGTGCTTGCGCTGCAGCAACATTGTAAATTCCACGCTCTCCAGACTTAGAGTCATACAAAGACTTCCATTCCGCAATAAACTGTTCCATTTCTGGTTTGCGAGAGTATGCAACAGAATTATTTGATAAAGCTCTTTGAGGGCTTGCCTCCCACCAATTACCTGATTTAGCTTGAGCCATCTCAATGTCATTAATGTTTGATAGTGAAATCATTGCAGAGCGTCTAACTCCACCGACTACTACTACTTCACCAATTTTGCACATTATGTCATGGCATTCAATTGGCTTAAGGTTTCTGCCAGCAGCAGATTTAAATTTTGCAATAGTAAAATCAAAAAGGTTTACAAGTGGTTGTGGTCCAGAAGAACGTCCACCCATTGTCTTTAGTCTTGCTCCTGCAGGGCGAACCTTTGAAACATCTATTGCTGGAATATGTCCTGTCCATAATAGTGCAAGTAACTCACGATATGCTTTTGCCCAACCTTGCTTTGAATCTTCTACAACAATGACTGTATCTGATTTTTCAAGTTTTTCTGGTACGGCAGGAAGCTTATTAATATACTTGTATTCAACTGAGAATCCAACACCAGTTCCACACATCAAAATATACATAGTTTCGTCAAATGTGCGTGGTGAATCAACTGGAACAAATGCACAGTTGTATCCTGCTACATTATCTCTTTCAAGCGCTGCACCTGAAGTCATTACGGATCGCATAGATGGCATAACGTTTCGTTCAAATACAAACTCTTTTAATTCCGCAACAAGCTTTTCATTTGGAATGTAATTGTGATTTTCTTTTAAATGGTTTGTCATGAAAGAAAAATATCTATCTACTGTTTCTCCCCAAGTTTCTCTACGTCCTTCTGCTTCTACCCATTTTGCATATCTAGATAGTGCAATAAAATTTTCATAAGGGTTTTCGATAGTATTTTTCATTTGTCGCCTTTTCTTCCGCCTAACGGATTGATTGTATTTTTGGTTGAAGTCTAAGTGTATCAAACTTTTTTATAAAAGAAAAGAAAAATAAGTTTTAGTATTGTTTCTTAGTTAACTATAATATATAATACTTTATATATACATATATATAATATATGTTGAATTTTGTTGATTTGCTGACCCCCCGACCCCCCTATTGGAAGTATACTAAATAGATATTCTTTGTCAAGCAAAAAAAATCATTTGACATGGTCTTTATTCAAATGGTATGATTATAGTTCGCTATCTCTAAAGGAGGAAATGCCAATGGAGAATATAAAGAAAAGTTTAAGCGATATTGTTCATCAATATGCTGCGATTGCAATTACAGTAATGTTTTTGTTTTCCAACACAGTTAATGCAACATATGCAGAAGCTTTAATAGTAAAACCAAAGACAGAAGTACAACTTAAGAAAGAAACCTTAGAGAAGTACAGCAATACTGTTTATAAGCCTTCAGAAATGCTTTCAGACATTGAATTGAAAGAACTACTGTCAGCAGTAGGTTTTGAAGGAAAGGCCCTTAAAACGGCTTGGGCCATTGCTAAGAGGGAGTCCAACGGACGACCACTAGCTTACAATGGTAACAGGAATACTGGAGACAGTTCTTACGGAATTTTTCAGATCAACATGTTGGGTGAACTCGGCGTAGATCGTAAAGAAAAATTTAGATTAAAGTCAAACGAGTCATTGTTTGACCCAACTACAAATGCAGAGATAGCGTATTACATGACTAATGGCGGAAGTGATTGGTCAGCTTGGAAGGGTTTAACCCCAAGAGCACAGGAATTTTATTTAAAGTTCCCAAATAGTTAGAAAGGAAGTGTAATGAGGATACAATATGTGTCTGCTTACATTAAACTTTCGGAAGAGGGCCTTGTTCCCAAGCTTTTATGCCCACAGGATCAAGGCTCTCTTTTATGCAACGGCGATGGTGAGTCTGTAATATACCTATATTGCCTTGAGTGCAATTATAAAAATACAATGGGTATTGCTAAGTATGAAGATATAGTAAAATTGGTAGATGAACAAAAAAGAGTTTGAATTTGAGTCGGGAATAGTTCCTGAAACAGATGCTATGGGTAGAGAAATATGGTGGTTAGATGCAGGAAGACCAGAAGGCGGAAACGAGTAATTTAGAGGATAACCTACCAATGGTTACCTACATAATGCTACACAGAATTTATGACCTATTATCTTTAATTGCTAATAAAGTAGTAGGTTCACAAGATGTTGAAAAAATGATACAATATCATGAGGCGGGATATTTGTTGGGCCCAGTTCCGTCTTTTAAACCAGGAGAAGAAAATGAATAAGCAAGACTTTACTGAACTTATGATTAATGAGTTTCAGTTAGCAAACAAAAATGCAATGATAAAGATTGGTATGACAGAAGAAGAAGCAGAAGAAAAAAATGCTGAGTTCTACCCCTCAATTTCATTTTTGCTCGGACAAGTAGCGGAAAAGGTTTTTGAGAAAGACATTACTTTAACAAAAGAATAAACAATATTACGCTAGTTGAGTAAATCCTAGCGTATGCATGAAAATGCACATTACCCCTACGGATCCGCCTCCGTAGGGGTTTTGCATGCTATAATATAAATACTATGGTTCATCATTTTGCAAAGTGGATGGCTAGTCCACAATTTAAAAGTCCCCAGATTTGTAACGGGTCTTGCAAACACGAAGAAGCAAAAAAAGAAAACTCAATTTTTGAAAAACTATTAAAGAAGGTTGGTAAGAAATAATGTTTTATGACAGAGAAGATTGTACACGACTTTCATTTTTCCCAGATGATTATGGAACACCTAGCGGAGTATTTTTATTTAAGGGATTCTATACTGATGAAGAGTGCAAAATTGTAGAAGACGCACTTAAAGAATACAAGTATGACGATGTCTACGAACAAACATTAATTAGCTGGTATGCGGATAAGCTTTCTCCACCAATTCGTGGTCTACACAAGCTTTGGGAAAAGGCTAGCGACCTATTGTATCCAGAATATGTTATCCACCCACAAAACAACGTATTAGTTATAAGTGAGCATATGAAGCAAGGTATGTTTACTCACTCAGACTCTCCAGGAAAAGGCGAATGCCACAGACTTTCACAGGTAGATGTATGGAAAACTTGCTGCGAATTAGATTACGGCCTAGTTGCTTATTTTGGAGACTTTGAAGGCGGAGAAATCTTCTATGTAAACATTAATGAAGATGGATCTAAAAAGGACCCAGATGTTAACTCAAAGATACTAGAATTTAAGCCAGAAAGAGGAGACTTGGTCGTTCATGGCGCATTCTCCCCACATACACATGGAGTTAAAGAAGTAACAAAGGGTGTTAGATATGCTTTTTCAAACTTTGTTTTAAAGGCAGAAGATAACCCAGGAACTTTTTACAACTACAAGACTCCAGAGTATTATGAGCAGATTAAAGATGTCGATACAGACTTTGAAAAATTTCAACACACCTGGATGCAGCCACTCAAGCAAAATCCACAGTTTACAGATGAAAGAATCAAAATGTTACAGGCTTCTGGACTAGAGGGAGTAGAATTAGCAAATGCATTTCCTTTTGATCATGACGAAGTAAATGCCAAAACCGTTTGAGGCTAACTCTAATCTACAAGAAATACATAAAGGGATATACCTATACAAAGGATTCCTTACAAAAAAAGAATGCTATTACTTTGTAAAACAGCTGTCTTCATTTAAGGAAGAAAGTTGGTATAAGCATGAAAATACAATCCCAGGAGATATATCTGGGGACTATATGGATGGTAAGTTAAGCATAGACATTATTGATCAAGAATTTCACGACAAGATAATAAATATGTTTGCCCCAGAGTTTTGGATTTTTTCACATAGCAATTTTTTAAAAATGGAAACTGGAGAGTCTTCAGACATACAGCATTCGCTTTCACAGAAAATGGAATTATTTAAAGATATCATACCCTACAAAATAGCCGTATATGTAAGTGACTTCGGCGGCGGAGAGATAGTATTTCCAAATATAGGATTTGAGTATAAGCCAGAGCCTGGCGATCTTTTAGTATTTATGGCTGGAATAGAGTATGAGCATTATACTAAGTTAGTTACATCTGGTACTAGATACGCATATATGGACTATTTGATTAAACATCCACAATATTTTATGCCTTAAAGTGCGAAAAAAGTGCGTCGGCGAGAAAGAACACATTTAGTCAACTGGAATATATTGTTCCACGTGAAACATATTATCTGATCTGCATCAACTTCTTAATATACCCCACAGAAAGCCTGTAGAGGCTCTCTAAGCCTTTACTAGGCTATTTGCCTATACCAGGGCGGGAGAGGGCCAAAAAGTCCCTTTACGGTAATATACTAGAGTTTCCCAGTAGCAAGTAAGACGAGATATAGACTCATAAGTAACAAGGAGAATCTAATCAGGTATCTATATGCTTTCCATTTCTTATAGGTCATCTTCGTCCTCTATGTCAAAGATATCTTTTATCCCCGCCATTTTTTTAGCTTCGTATAAAAAGATTATTACTGGAGACATAATAGATACGATTAGTAAAACAAAACCAAGGTATTTTTTTCTGAACAATTTCATATTTCTATTATACTATACATAATATCCTAGTTGACTAGTAATTTTTCTACAGTATAATAGTAATATGAACTATACAATTGAGCCTTGGAAAGACAAAGTACTAGATGCAGAGTTTCTTGAAGTTTTAAATGAAATTATATCTTTAAATCTCAAGCTAGCTGCAACACCAGAAGAATATCTTAAGCAATGGGATCCTTTTGAAAGATACTACATCTTATGGAATGCATTAAAGCAAATTTCTGTAGATGGAGACTTTGTGCAATGTGGTGTCTATAAAGGCGAAGAAGCTTTTTATATGGCCAAAGAATGCAAGACACATCTGCACCTATTTGACTCATTTGAAGGAGCAAAAGATCTTGGAGATCTTGATAACAAGTACTACGAAGAGAATCCTTATAAGTGTTCTGTAGAAGAAGCAAGATCCGTACTCGCTCAATTTGATAATTTAACTATTAATGTTGGTTCCGTACCCGCCAATTTTGAAACAGTACAGTCAATTGCATTTTTGCATGTTGATGTTAATCTTTATGCTCCGACCAAAATAACTTTAACTGAGCTATGGCCTAAAGTTGTATCTGGTGGTATGGTTATGGTTGATCTTCATGACTCCTATTCTTCAGGAGCAGAAATTGCAGTTAATGAATTTTTTGAATCACTAGGGATAGAACTTCAAAAGCTTCCTACTGGTATTGTAGTAGCTTACAAGCCTTGATTTACGAGTAGAGACCTTCTTCTACGTAAGACTCCATAAATTTCTTTAGTCTTTTGTTGTCTGATGGACCATGAGCTATAGTGTAATGAAATCTAGAATCTTCTAGGTTGAATGGCTTATCTGGCCATGAAATCAAATTGTAAATCTCTGGAGTTAGATAATAGTTATCGTTTACTTGTGCAGCATGCGTATATCTATGTCCAGATATAACTTTTTTAACAGCATGTACACTTTGTATGTCATGCATTACTAAGTCACCAGCATTTGGTTTGTAACAAAAATCAAATTCTGGATAACATATTTCTCCGCCCTCATAATCATCATTGAAGTATAGTATAAAACCAAATCTAGGTTGACGAATAGCCCTCTGCTCTAATTCTAAATTTTTATCTACTTCATTGTCGTGTATAATATTTGCGTAATTAAGTATATCAACATGAGGAGTAAACCCCATTGTTTTGTGTCTTACAACAATGTGATCAAAGTCAAGTAATTCTGCTTCTGGCATGTGTAAGGATTCTAATAATCTATTTTTGTATTGAGAAAAACTTTTTAGGTCATGGATATGATAATTCTCTTCCCACTGGTGAGAATCTATTTCTTTCATTACAGGAATAATTTCTTCCGCAGATAAAAAATTTTCCCAAACGTATACGCCTGGACATAATTCTTTATAGTTATCATTAAGATATTTCATATTAATATTATACCATTGTAGGGATACTGGGATTTGAACCCAGACTCTATTGTATATAAGACAAGTGCTTTAACCAGATTAAGCTATATCCCCTAGTTTATATTGAATTGCAGAATTATTCCGCATATATAAACTAATATAGCTATTACACCGATCCAAATTATTGTTTTCATTAGTTCTATTACCAAGCAAACACAAAAGAAGCTCTAGGCTCAGACACGACTACTTGATGAACTACTCCAGTAGGACAAAAAATTGCATCTCCTGGGTTTAAGACTATAGACTCATATTCTGCTTCAGATTTAGTTTTGTGAAAATCAGATTCTGAGATATTTTTGTAAATTCTCCACTCAACCTGACCTTCGCAGTGCCAAAGAAATACATTGTGGTTATCTGGATGAATGTAGTATCCGTTTGCTTCGTTTCCAATCAGATTAGATATAACCTTTGGACCACTATTAAGCAAGCTGTAGCCAAATAGTTCTGTGAGTTTATCCTCATTTTGCAAAAACTTTTTATAGATGCCAATATCTTTAAAGTCTAGCGCTCCCACAATAACTGGATCTAGTCTGTTGTATGTTAGCATAGTTCCAGAAATACTTCTTGGGTCATCAGAAAATATTTGCTTTGTGCTACTGGAAGCTCTATGCATTAACTCAATAACATCATACCATGTTGGAGATTCTGTAAAATATGATCTAAATACTGCAACCTGGTTTAGATCTATAGCTTCTTGAATTTTCTCGTGCATTTACTTTACCCCGCCCCTTATTAACTTTTCGATGCAATGAGTACAAAAGTTTTCAAGTACGCCTTTAGAATTAATACGCTCTACATATTTTGGATTTTCGCAAAAGTCACATTTCATATTATAAGTATATCATATTCCAGTCAACTAGTATTTGAGATCTTACAAAATGTTAATAAATTTTTAATATGTATGATACACGTATTTAAAATGTCCGTTTTGTTTATATAGTCCGCACATACCCCAGCGACCTTGAGCGTGAGTGTGATGCGACTCACAAAGATTTATTTTGATACTAGCGAGTAACCCACCCTATTTGTCAGTCCCCCCTGCTAGACTAAAGATATAAAGAAAGCAAGAAACACTTGCTAGAAAGGAGTCTAGTAATATGACTCAACTAACTGAACAACTATTCAGCACTATCGTGCACGAATATCATAATGGTGGCGTGTCCTCATCTTATGGACTAGACACATACACACGCAAGCAAGTGCTTGCCTACCTTATCCGCTCTAAGGGTTGTGAGTGTATCAACTGTCTGTGAGGTAACTCACACGACACACCCCCTCTATATCCCTAAAATGTCAGCCACATAGGCTATAATTCCTACTATAACCACTAAAGAAAGAAGAACAGATAATGACTATCACTTACTCAATTTGGCAAGGCTCTCGCCTACTATCTATTGACAATGTAGCACACGAGATGAAGGCTATTGACCACCTAATCGCATCTCTCAACGCTAGCGACCTAGCAAAGAAAGTAAAGTTTTCCGCTAATGTAATGACTATCAAGACAGGAGATAATAACTAATGATGACTAAATGGGATACTATCCAAGCCGATGTAAGCGATGCCTATGTCTATCTAGATGAAGAAGAAGCCTATAATAAGGCACTAGCAGAGGGCGTAGATTTTGGCGCTGATGATTATGATGATGATGAATTACACAAATCACTAACGCTAAATTGGGAGGACTAATGATTACTAGCGGACTTATCTTAGAACTAAACGAATACGGCTTAGAGTTTGATAGTTTCTTAGGGGCTATCTATCTACCTTGGCACACTATTGTTATCACCGCCCTACTAGTAACCGCCTACAAGATTTACAAGAGAAAGAAGAATAAATAATGAAAGAATGTAAAGTAATCAACTGTAATAACACCGATTTGGTTTATAGCGGTATAGATGCCCTTATGCTAGGCGGTATCCCTACCGAAACATATTGCTACTCTTGCGCTAATGCGTATAATCAAATAGATAGCGCTATAACACTACTAAGAGAAAAGGCTAACGCATAATGAATAGACTACTAACTACACTAGTCCAAATAGGTATCGGTATTCCCGCCCTACTTATGCTCCGCCTAGTAATAAAAGACCTTAGAGAGAATGGATTAAATTAAATGCTAAGCAAGAAACACTATATCGGTATCTCCGAAATTCTTTCATCTTATAAAGATTTAATCGGTGATGAATTTACTTATCACGATCTCGTTGAAGATTTTGCGGGATATTTTGCAGAGGATAATCTTTTATTCGATGCACAAAAATTTGTAGACGCTTGTAATAAATAAAAATAAATAAACGGCGTGTCGGCTTGACAATGTCAAGCTGATCCCCCACACATGCACGGGGTCGGGCGTGTCGTTATGAACTTGTTATAAAATCCCCTGAAAATTTACGGCGTGTCGATTTGACAGACATATCGGACATTTTTATGTGATTAGTATCACACGGCTTGAGCGTCTCAAAGTATGGAATTACTGGCTAGTAGGTAGATAAATGTCAGACCCCTGATGTATAATGTCTACTATAACAACAACGAAAGAAGGTCAAAAATGAACCTAGACGAATTCAAGGCGTATGTCAGCGCCACCCGTGAAGCAAGCAAGGCAGAAGCCTTGTCAGTGCTATCTGCTACAATTACCAAATCAACAACGAAAGAAGGCAAATAATGTCAGCAAATGTCTATACTGTAGAAAGTCTCCTAGTGGGAAAAATGTATTACTCAAATTCTGTAAAGGGAGAAATTATCTCCGCAGAAAAAAATGATGATGTCTGGTATTCCGATTCAGACACTTACAAGGTGCAGGTGCGCCCTCTAAATTCT